GTCATAGGTGTGCTACCGTCTAATGCGACTTTAGTAGCGATACTATTTGCAACTGTGGTTGCAAAATTTTCATCATCACCGATGGCGGCTGCTAATTCATTTAACGTATCTAATAGACCAGGTGCAGAATCAACTAAGTCTGCAAGTGCTGTTCTAACATACGCTGTACTAGCCAATTGGTTATTATTAACCGTTTGTGCTGCCGTTTCGGATGTTGGTTGACCACGTAGGTCAACACTGTCCATAATGGAACTTGACCTTGCTTTAATTAATGGCATTTTTTATCCTTAATAATGAATTTCTATTGAAATTCGGTTAGGCTTGGTTATTGTCTGTGCCCAAAGACTGTGCTAATTCATTCAATGTATTAAGTAACTCCGGAGCAGAATCTATTAGGTTACTGACTTCTTGAGTTACAAATTGAGTGGTAGCAATTCCGGAATTCTGACTTGATGAAGTTGGTTGTCCACGTAAAGCTACGCTATCGGTTATAGAACTAGACTTCAACTTGATTAAAGGCATCTTATCATCTCCTTGGCATATTTAAATTTGGTGCCACCAAATGGATAATAATTTATATGACTAGCAGCCAATAGTTCTTAGTTATATTAACAAGACCATCACTGGCTACTACTGTGACTTCGTATCGACTAGGGCTACTATTATTAGGAGCTGTTCCTACGATACTTGTTCCGCTAACTGACAACCAGCTAATTGCGGATTCGCCTGCATTGGCAGGCTGTATAGATGTGTATACAGCATTATTTACACCGATTGAGAAATTTATACTGTCTCCACCCCTAAAACGCCCAATATATGAAGTACTATCCGTAAATTTAGGTTTACTGGCTCCATAATTGATTAAATTTTTATAAACATATTCATTGCCACTGACATCTATCAGTGTCAAGTCTTGTGCTGTTGTCCATAATGACCCTGATACTTGACTTGTTTCAATCATTAGTTGAAGAATATTCTCACTAGGGTAATCTATCCTAGTTATTGCTTGACTGCCAATTTTGGCGCCGGTGCCGTATGTTATGTCTAAACATACAACAGAAATTGTTGTGTATTGACCTATTGTACTATAAGATATATTTGTTATTTTTGGTCTAGGTCTATCACTGGTTGTGTTGCTTCTGAGTATACGAACTTGTATTCTATCACTTTGCGCAGGTGCTTCGTCAAAGGCCAGCGTAGTACCATCAATTATAGTATAACTGTAGTACGGCTCCTGTGTGATACCGTTGATAGAAACTACTAGTAGATGCGGGCTACTTACACTGGTTTCTATATCGAATTCTAATGTTACTCCGTCACCTATAAAGTTTTTTGTTATAGGAGTTAATGTATTTGTTTGACTTCTAAATTGTCCTATGGTCGTATCATAGACTAATACCTCACCGGTTACTGGACTGGTAACCGTAACGTCTGTTAAGTCATTTAAGGTTAAATTATTAATTGTAGTTGTAAGATCAGTGTCCGTTTGACCTATTAGACTGTCAACATATTCTTTATGTGTCAATAACTTCCAGTTGCTACCATCAAAAAATTCTGGATTGAATAGCTCGCTGGAATATCGCATTAATCCCTGTTCACCTGTTGGTCTATCTGCAGAAGCACCGGTGGGTAATTTTAATGCACCCTGTGCATTGATCTCCAGAACACCACTTTCAGGCGTCAATGTTTCATTTGAATGATTTATTTTAATTGCCATACTATTCTCTTATATTGAAACAAAGTCAATAACTGCTGTCCATTCTATAATGTCTGCATCTATGCCCGAACAGGTAACTGTCATTTCTCCCGAAGAATCGAAACTTACCGTCGGTTCTGTTAAATTGCCTGTGTCCACATATGTATTAGTTACATAACCAGATATAATTGTTGTACCCTGTAAATAACAACCTTTTATTTCGTAGGCCGCTGTATTTGAGCCTTTACCAACAATATAAGCCGTAAAAAATGTTGTAGAATCCACAGTAAAATTTATACCGTCCCTGTCTACAAGCACTACTGGCAGCGAAGAAGAAGTAATTCCAGATAAGGTAATTTTTTGATTTTTTAAACCTATTTTAAATTTATCAGTGGTTGTGCCGTGTAGCTTTGTGTATATATCTGTCATTGTTCTTTATTCCAGCTTTCTAGAATCATTTCCTCTATATTATTTATTAGATTTTTACCTGGCTGCGACGCCGTCCATTTTTTCTCTGGGCACTCTGCTACCGCAAACGCGGCTTTGGCAGGTATATAACACCCACAACTTTTGCACATAGCAGTAGGCTTAAAATAAAGATCACAGGATTTACATATTTCCATGCGTTCGAGTTTTATTTGTTCACTAACTGTTTTAAACATATTAATATTTATAGATGACAAAAGGGACCTTGCGGTCCCTTTTTGCTTTGTGTATCCTGTTAGGGATTAAGCGTACTTGATTGTACCGATGTTGATCTTACCTAAGTAGTCAGCGGCATTACCAAGAGAGCTAGCTGTGTTAGTTAACTCAACATAACCATAACGTGTCATGAATGATACGACTGGTTCCATTGTGTTAGGATCTAAAACAACACCAGAACTCATCAATGGAATGTATGGGCAATAGAAAGCTGCCGCATCCATTTCATTAGGGCCTTTGTAACCGATTAGTACTGGAGCAGAAGCGTCAGCATAACTGTTTACATAAACCTTAACAGAACTGTTTAGTGTACCAACGAACTTAGTGTTTGTTGGAGCTTCGAATGTACCTTCTGTTGTACGTGCGAAAGCAGATGTAGTAGCAGATTGTAGAACTGTCAATGCTGTTGGGCTAACAACAACAAAGTTACCAGCGCCACGACGTGTGCGTTGAGCAATCTTGTTAGCAACATCATTGATCTGAATAGCTAAAACAGCGTGTTGGTCACCAACGTATGTAGGTGTACCTGTGAAGCTACCTGTTTGATCAAATGTATGTGTAGCTGTACCAGCAAGAGTCATTAGCTTACCTAAGATCTCTTGGTCGATTTCAGCTGTAATTTCTTGAGCTAGAGCAGCCATAATTTCTGCTTCAACGTCCAAACCGTGCATGGCTTGTGCGTCTTGAGCAGCTTCAAATGTCCAACGTGCAGACATTTTACGTGTTTTGGCTTCAACAGTTTGCTTCAAGATTTGAATGCTTAACTTCTTACCAATAGCACCTTCCATTGTAGCTGTAGCTTCTGGGCCTGGGTTGCTAGCGTTACCGTTACCAGAGTAAGCGGCAGCGATATCAAATGGACTCAAAGCTTCTGTACCAGCTGTAACGCCTGCGGCAGTTTCAGCATAACGTACACGTAGCGTGTGGATTTGACCAACTGGACCAGTCATTGGTTGAACACCGATGATCTCGTTAGCAATAACAGTAGGCATAACACGACGGATAACAGGTAAAATTACCTTGTTAAGAACAGCGATGTTACCGCTTTGTGTGGCACCTGCACTAGCAGATTCCATAATGTTTTTCTTTGTGTTTTCTAACACAGCTTCCATGACAGCCTTGCGGTTGCCATTGAGTCCTTCTAGTAGAACGTCTTTAGTTGCAGACCAATTCTGGGACTCGAAAAGTTTTTCAGACATGTTTGTCTCCTAAGTAAAATTACTTTCCTATTCCGGCTAATTTTCTAAGTGAAATGATATCTGCTGGTGCAGAGTCGTCACTAGAAGTTTTATTGCCAGTCACCGCAGTCTTCTGCGATGCTGTGCTCTCGGAAACCATAGTTTTACCCTTGTTAGGTACTACTGTTTCATTGAGTACGGCTGGTAGATACTTGTTGAAAGATTCGCGAAGGTTTTCTGTTTTAGTTGTCTTTAACAGATCTTCCATGATATCGCGTTTCTCTTTACCAAGAGGTGCTACCAATTCTTGCATAATGCCCTGACGCTTTACAGCATCCTCGGCAATACGAATCTTGCTCTGAGCTTGAGACAATGCTTGATCCTTAGATTCTACTAGCTTAGTTGCCTCTGCTAATTGAGATCTAATCTCTTCCATTTGGTCACTTAGCTTTTTAACCTGTGTTCCATCAGCAAATCCGCTTGCCATAAATTCAGCAGCAAACGCTTCCATGATCTTACGACCGAATGCGTTTTGACGACTGACTTGAATGTCTTCACGTAACTGAGTAATTTCAGTGCGCAGACTTTCAGCCAATAATTTTTCTGCTCTAGCAGCGGCTTCTTTAATGAACTTAGTTTTAGCTTCGGCAATAACTTTCTTGCCTTCAGTAACTAATTGTACACGAGCTTGTACAAGTTTTTGCTCATCTTCTTTAAGTTCTCTCAACTCTGCAGACAGCTTACGTAGTGCAAATTCTTCGAGTTTACCGAAGTTTGCTTGTTGTGTCTGACGGTCTTGTCTGAGTTCTTGAATTTCCTTGGCCATTTGTTCCATAACAAATTTATTAAGCAACTGTGCGTGCTCTTTCATTTGTTTTTTGTATGCAACTTTGGCTTCTACAACTTCACGTTTGTCAGTGGCAAATTCTTCGAATTCTCTACGAATTGCTTCTGTAATCATTTTGTCAGCGGCTTCAACGATCAAACCTTTGTCATGCTCATAGCGTTGACTAAATTCTTCACGTAGATTAGCTTCAACTTCTTCATGTAGTTGTTGTACTTTAGTGTCCCAAGCCTCTTGTAGAGTACTTTGAACTTCCTCAGATAAAACACCGGAGCCGAATAGTTCTTTTATATTGCTCATCATTGTCCCCTTTATTTCTTTAGGTTGTCGATGAACCTGAGAACCTCTTCCTTGAGGTGTTTTTGCGCTCTAGTATCATATCTTGCCGCATCAGCAACTCCCCAAAGGGCGTTGCGTCTACGATCGTGCATTACACGTTCGTAGATTGCTTTAGGATATGCATCCGGAGCACTAGGTTGTGCCACGATGTCCACCGTGACAATTTCAAAATCAGTAACGCCACCAGATTCATTGACGTTACCAGATCCCCTACTTGAAACACCTAGTTTAACACCACTCTCTAAAAGAGTTTTTACGATGTTACCCATTGGTGTAGGTAGGATTTTTAGCTTACCAATACCGTTGTTTTCGTTCATGTACATGTTTGTGATCATGTGACTAACGCGGTCTAAGTTAACTTGTAAGTCATCAGGGTGATCGGCTTCGCCAAGCACACTCATGCCATTTTTAATTTTTTCAGCAATGTTACTACATGCCCTAGCTATCTCACTCACGGGGTAAACTCGTTGGTTTTGATTTTTTACCCCGCCCTGAATGAAAATGCCTTCCATGTAGAGATCCTTGCCGCCACTGGCGTTTTCAATCAAGTGGGTACGCATACCAGCTTGATCAAATGTTAGGGCTTCTACTAATGGTAAGGCCATATTATTAACTCTTAGCTACTGGGCTAGTTTTGTTGCTCGCGCTGTCGCTGTTCTTAGGAGCAGAAACGTTTTTATAAGCAGGAGCTTTCTTATTGCCAGGAACGTTTACGTTACCAACATTGATAGCTGTTGCGCTAGGCTTGGCTAAGCCGCCTTCTGTGCCACCGCTTACGTTACCGCTGTTAACTTTAACTGCTTTAGCACCGTTTGCGCCAACTTTAGGACCACTGCTTACTGGGCTCTTTGTGTTCTGACCATTATCACCGTGTGTTGGTGCAGGCACTGCCGTTAAGCTAGCACTTTCACCTAGTGGGTCAAAACTTTCTTCTGTTTCTTCTTCGCCTTCTGGTGCACCCATGCCATCTGCCATGTCTGCGCTTGCATCGCCACCTAATTGGTCAGTAATCTTAGCGAAAAGATCACGTAACTCATCTAAAGCGTCATCTGCTTGCATCTTCAAGTCACCGGCTTCGCCTTCAGGAGCTTCTTCACCTGCTTCATCACCCATTGCTAGGTCAGCAGTTGCTTCTGGTTCTGTAGGCTCATCAGCTGGTAAATCAGCTGCCATAGGATCTTCAGGTTCTTCGTCGTCGGCTTCAGCAAAAAGACTTTCGTCTTCTAGCTCGTCGGCGTTGTCGATAATTTCTTCTTCGAAGTCTTGAGAGGCGCCAAAGCCTTCTTCGATTTCTTCGTCTTCTTCAAGTTGTCTGTCCAACTC